GACCGTTCGCACTTGGATCTTCACGGGATCTAGCACGTACTTCTGCCGTGTCTCGTTCCATGTGAATGTGACCTCGCCTTTGGCAGGGATGGGAACCCATATGTAACCCCCCTCGGTGTTGTAGTCGTGCGTCGGGGAGTTGCTCCAAGCCTTATCCAGACCCACCCAGAGCGCGTTGTACCTTTTGCCGCAAGCAACTGGCCCGTAGTCGTTGATGAACTTGCCCGTCCCGACTGTTGTCCATCCACCTGAGCGAAGTATTAGTTTTCCCTCCGTGAACTCCACGCAGTTAGTCCCATGCATCTGGTAGGCGTAGCCTTGCTCGGTCTTGACGATGCGTTCCCAGTCGCGCCGCCGTTTTCCCGCAGGTCTCACGTCATCGCTGCGACCTCGTATGGGTTTGGTGTTCTCGTACTGGTCTTTGATTTGTTGGTAGGTTGTTGCAGTCATGATGCCCTCTCAAAATAGGTCAAGTTGTTGTTGTTGGGTTGGCAGTAGGGATGTGATGCTCGGTCTATCCCATGACTTTGCCTCGTCGAAGTACAAGTAGCCGTTTTGCAGGATGTCGCGGATCCCTTGCAGCGCCTCGTCGGGAGTGGTGGTTGATAGGGTTTTGAGTCTTTCAATCAGGAAGTCGTTAGCCATCCGCTCCTGCGTATAAAGTTCTTGCAGGATGTCGAACTCGTCCGGTTCGTATAGCCCTGACTCGTTCTCCAGTTCGTCGTCTTGTTCGATGTAGTTCATCGGTGAAACCCTCCTTTGTTGTTGATGCCTTTCAGGTCGTTGCGGTCAGTAATGACGATGTAGTTCGACTTGTGCATCGGGACGATGGTGTGCCTTTTAGTACGTGCCAACTTCTCGCCGCATGGCATACACGTGGTGTAGCCGATCTCGTAGCGGTGTCGGTTTAGCGGGGCTTGGCAGCGGTCGCATTGATAGTCGCCAGTCATGTTGCACTCCGTGGGTTGTATAAACATGTGTTTACATGTTTGGATATGGTGAATTAATGGTCGTTTTGGGCTGCTTGTTACGCTTGTAATGCATTGTTATGGAGTAAAATTTTCGTGCAGACGCCTTTTGAATCAAGGTGTTACGACGTTAAATTTCCGTATGTTGCATTGTTACGCGTTTTTCACGGTCTTACCGAACTTGCAGGAAGGCGCAGCCGGTCGCAGCCGAGCGGGAGAAAAAAGTTACATTTTCCTTAGGGGGTATTATTTTATGAAACAATGAAACAATATATAAAAAAGGGTATAGAAACCCTGCAAAATCAATGACTTAGTATTGTTCCCTCATGCTGAAACATAACGAAACAAATGAAACAAAGCACGACCACTGTGCGGATGCTGAGCCTTCGGGATGATAGTTGCTCATAAAAAAGAGCAAAAACGGGCTTGACAGGCACGAAAAAAACCCTCAATGTGCTAGCACATTGAGGGTCGAGGGGCAGTCGGTTACTTGTTGACCACGGCGAGGGTTGCTTCAAGAGCGCGGATCGTCGCGCCGATGTCGAACGATGCGGACTCGGCCTTTTGACAGGCCTTGACGAGTGAGGCGAGTTCCTCGTTCAAACGTGTTTTCAGATCACGAGCCTGAGTCGGGCCCTTCTCGTTATCGCTCGGGAACGCATACTCGACCACGCGACCAAAGTAGACCGAACCTTTGCCGCGCACAGTTTTCTTGGCATCGTTCAGTTGCGACCATGCGGCCTGTTGTTCAGATGTCGCGCCGTTCCACTCTTTTGAACCCTTGCGCGGTAACTCGGCGCGGATCACTCGGAGCGAATCATCGCCCATCGCGGGGTAAATAACCTCGTCAAGAAACTCGGCGCGGATTGCTTCGACGGCCTCACGTGTCTCATATTCGCCACGGACAACCGAGCCAACCTCGGCCCACTTTTTAGCGACTGTACCTTCGGCGCGGATCGCGTCGGTCACGGCCTTTTTGATATTGCTCTGAATCATTTTCGTCTCCTAGTTGTAAACAGTTGTTTATGAATCGCTCGTCACTCACTCAACGCCTATAGTATCTCAAAGTATTGTAGAAATGTCAAGCAATTCCAGAATCGGGCCAAACTCGACCCCACCGTACCCGTACCAACCCGTGTGCATTTAGGAGTCCCGCTGCTCTTCTGTACTCTATGATCTGCACAACCAACCACCATTTTTTGGCACAAAGACCCCCACCCCATGTTTATAGGAACACCCCCCGTCATCCGTTTGGGCCCCCTGCTCACAGGGCGGGCACTTCTATTTTTAAAAATGTTCTATATACTCCGCGCAACGACATCACGGTCAGGACTATGCCGGTTGTTGCAACGCCTGAATTGGGGATTCCGTTCCCATTTGATACATCACCGGAAGAACTAAACGACTTCCGCGAAAAAGCCGAAGCTCTACTCAACACGGTTGAGGAATTGGAGAGGCAAGGGCTTGAGGTCGAAATCACGGATAGCGACCGGATCGAGTCTCATTTAGCCGTCAATAGCGGCGAGCTACCCCCTGCAAAAACTGCCACCCCCGGTGCGATTAAGCACGTCAATGCAATCCTGTCCGAATACGACCGGGAAGTCCTAGACGTACATCGCCGCCTACGTAATTACGTCACCAACAAGTTGATCCTTGATGCCGAAGATGCGGACGCTCGCACTCGCTTAAAAGCCCTAGAACTACTGGGCAAGATCTCTGGGGTTGGGCTTTTCTCAGACCGCATTGATGTCACCGTCACACAACGCTCAGTGAAGGATATCGAGACCGAACTTCGCAAGACTTTGGAGTTGTATGACGGGGACTATGCAGTTGTTCAGGATGAGGAGCAGCCTGTTTCACTAGCGGAATTGGATCTAGACGAAGAACTTGGGTTGAACAACAGCCAAACAGACTCGGAAGATGGACCAGAATCTGCTTCGTGACATAGAGAAGCGGCTGCCGAGTATGCCTCCGGAGCTCCAGCAACGCGTTGGGCAGTTGGTAGCTGAAGCGAGAAAAGCCGGAACTCAAGAAAAAGCCAAGAACGACTTCATGGCCTACGTGAAATACGTGTGGCCTAACTTCATCAATGGCCGGCATCACGAGAAAATGGCCCGTGCGTTCGAGCGAGTGGCCTCTGGTGAGACAAAACGACTCATTATTAACATGCCGCCACGGCATACCAAGTCGGAATTTGCGTCTTACCTGCTACCGAGTTGGTTTTTAGGCAAATATCCGGACAAAAAGATCATCCAAACCTCCCATACAGCCGAATTAGCGGTGGGATTTGGTCGAAAAGTACGTAACTTGGTCGATTCTGACCGCTACAAAGACGTATTTCCGCAGGTTGCGCTGCAAGCAGACTCAAAAGCAGCCGGTAGATGGGCTACGAACTACGCTGGAGAGTACTTCGCCATCGGTGTAGGCGGTGCGGTGACTGGTAAAGGCGCGGATTTGCTGATTATCGACGACCCGCACAGCGAGCAGGAGGCTACGCTCGCTGAAACTAACCCCGAGGTCTACGACAAGACGTACGAGTGGTACACATCAGGCCCTCGTCAGCGTCTTCAGCCGGGTGGGGCCATAGTCGTGGTCATGACGCGCTGGTCCAAGAAGGATTTAACGGGCCAAGTGCTCAAAGCTGCAGCCCAGCGCAGCGGAGAAGAGTGGGAAGTCATCGAGTTTCCGGCCATTTTGCCCTCTGGTGGCGCACTTTGGCCTGAGTTTTGGAATATTGAAGAGCTTGAAGCCTTGCAGCAGGAACTGCCCAACTCCAAGTGGATGGCTCAGTACCAGCAAGAGCCGACTTCAGACGTTTCAGCCATCATCAAACGCGAGTGGTGGCGGGTTTGGGATGCGGATCACGCACCTTTCTGTAGTTACACAATCCAGTCGTGGGATACGGCGTTCCTCAAGTCCGAACGAGCCGACTACTCAGCCTGCACCACATGGGGCGTGTTTGAGCATCCGGATGACACGGGCAAGAACCAGTCCAACATCATTCTTCTCAATGCTTTTAAGCGCCGCATGGAGTTTCCGGAACTGAAGGAAACGGCGTTTGAAGAGTACAAGTACTGGAATCCGGACAGCATCATCATCGAAGCCAAGGCCGCAGGTAGCCCACTCATATTTGAACTTCGGGCGATGGGCATACCGGTGCAGGAGTTCACGCCATCCAAGGGAAACGACAAGATTGCTCGGCTAAATGCTGTGGCGGACATGTTTGCATCCGGGCGTGTTTGGGTTCCTAATACTCACTGGGCTGAAGAACTGGTTGAGGAAGTAGCAAGTTTTCCCTCTGGCGAGCACGACGACTTGGTAGACTCAATGACTCAGGCTCTGCTACGGTATCGTAGGGGAGGATTCCTGCGTTTGGAGACCGACGAGCCCGAACCCACGCGTTATTTCAAACGCAAAAGAGAAGGGTATTACTAGGAGATTTAAATGGCCGTTGACAAAAGCTTAATGCAGGCTCCGTTGGGTCTTGATGCCCTTGCTCCCCCCGAGCCAATTGAAATTGAAATCGTGGACCCCGAAGAGGTCCGCATTGGCGTAGACGGCATGATGATCGAGCTTTCTAAGGAAGAGCCTCGCGCCGAAGATTTTGATGCCAACCTCGCAGACTTCATGAATGAGAACGAGCTGTACAGCTTGGCTGCGGAGTTGATTGGTAATTATGAGCAGGATCTGTCG